TCAGCCATAACCGCATCAATCACAGCGAGGAGGACTTTGTTCTTGTAAAGGGAAACTTTGAGCCAATCGTCTCAGAGGAGCTATGGGAAACCTGCAATCAGATCCGCAGTAAGCGAGCTGCATTTGTCAAAGGAAAAGATGGTCGTACCCATAAATTTGGTGTGTCCTTTCCGCAGAACAAATGGACGAAAATTCTGTTTTGCGATTGTGGGATGCGATTCCAAATCGAAGGCTACGATAAAACGGCCAACGGTGGGAAAAATATGCGGCTTATCTGTGCACGGTCGAAAATGTTCAAAAAGAAAGATGCCGCCAGAGCACTGAATGGCATTCCTTGTCCGGCACCATACGCATCTGAATGGAAGCTGGAATTGATGGCAAGGGAAGTGTTCCGTACTGTTTGGAAAGAAAATGCCGAGGATATACTGGGGCTTTTGCGGACGTTGGATGCAAATCTGAACACTACCGGCACACCGAATGATGGAAACCAGCTGGAGCACAAGCTCTCTGCGCTGAATGAGGAATTGGACGATCTTGTCAGCCAGCGGGCAAGCCGAAGCATAACTATGGATGATTTCTTAAGCAAAAGTACGGAAATCAACAATGAGATTATAAATGTCGAAGGCTTACTGAAAAGTTCCATACAGGAACAGCGTCCTAAAGCAAGGTTAGATATGCACAGCATCGAGGCTGCACTCAGCGATGATGCTTCTTTTCCGGATGGTAAAATAGAGCCGGGCTTTCTGGACAGGTATACCAACCGGATTGTAAAAAGCAATAACCGCTACATTTGGATGTTGCAGTTGATGAATGTGCAGCAGATCATGCCTATCCAATCGGAAAGGCAGCCGATAGCGATGGTTACCTATAAAAGTGGCGTTCCCTATGATATTGAGAAAGAGCAAATCGGCAAGCAGGATAAAGAAAGTGCTGGACCCGATTGCGCGACAATATGTCGTCCACAGGATTTCTTTTTGAACATGAGCCGAACCAAAAGAAAGCGTAAGTTGGTGGAATGGCTGGAAAGCTGTCAAGAAAATCAGGTGAGCGTGCTGGATGAAAAGATACCACTTTTGAGTTTTGCGGTTGACTTTGTGACAGCCTATGAGTATCAGAAAGTGCGTGGGATTAAGATCCACCCCGGTTTGTGGAAAGATATGCGTGTGGATATATTTCTGGTAAAAAAAGAAAATTGAAAAAGTTGTGGAAAAAATCCGATTCGCTGTTCTCTTATGTATTAGGAGGTTCAAAACCTCCGAAAAAGTGAATAGCGTCCTCTGCTGTACCGCATTGGGGAAGCAGCGCCATGACTGGATTCCACGAGCGTGCCAAGATGCGAGAAAACATATCGCATGGCTGCAAAGTGATGCGAGGCAAAGCGCCGGGAAGGGTTGCCTGTCTGGAATTTGCAGAGGGAGAGAAACGCACAGCTATAACGACAGATCGTGCCGTGGAGGAAATACTTCCACGGCATTATTGTGTTGTTATGGAATGACGCTAGATTTGCTATTTGAATCAGTAAATGGTAATATTATAATTCAGATGAGGAATAGACCGTGATGGCAACTATTCGGGAATTCCGAATGGTTCAAACAGATGACATCTGACAGGTTCATCGAAGGGAAATTATCGCAATTTGTGGCTTATTGCGCCTTTCGGCTGCTTGAACAATTTTTACTTCAGAATATTGTCTAACTTTTTGGGGTCACTTCATTTTGTACTATTATAGGGAAATTTCCAACTTGCTATTTGTATCGATAAATGGTACTATATGACTATACTAATGTCATTTGAATGGTTAGAAATAAATGACTTCTGAAGGAGGCTTTGGCGAAATGGGAAGATTCGTGAATCCGGATAATAGTGCGTTTCAAGTTGCACTGAATTCAAAAATTTATATGGATAAAACGGGTCTGCTGGAATATACCAACAGCGTTCTTGATACACCAGAAGCATATATCTGCAATAGCCGCCCCCGGAGATTTGGTAAGTCCTATACGGCTAATATGCTGGCAGCCTATTACAGCAAAGGCTGCGATTCAGAAAAAATGTTCGATGGGCTTACAATCGGCAAGAGTAGCGACTTCAAAAAGCATCTCAACAAGTATGATGTGATCCATATAGATGTACAATGGTTTTTGTCCAGTTGTGCAGACATCAAAAGTATTATATCCTACATTACGCAATCGGTTTTGGAGGAACTAAAAGAGTACTACCCTGAAGTTCTTCCTAACGAAGTGTTGACATTGGCGGACGCTTTGTCGCGCATCAGAAACTCGACCGGTCAGAAATTTATTGTGATTATTGATGAATGGGATATTCTGATCCGAGATGAAGCAACCAATAAGGCTGTTCAAGAAGAATATATCTATTTCCTGAGAGGCTTATTCAAAGGTACAGAGCCGACAAAATACATTCAGCTTGCATACCTCACCGGCATTCTGCCAATCAAAAAGGAAAAAACGCAGTCGGCCTTGAATAACTTCGATGAGTTTACCATGGTCAGTGCCGGCACGTTGGCACCTTTCATTGGCTTTACGGAAGAAGAAGTTAAGAATCTTTGCGAGGAGTACCACAAAGACTTTGACAAGGTAAAAAAGTGGTACGATGGTTACTTGCTGCGGGATTACCAAGTTTATAATCCCAGAGCTGTTGTCAGCGTTATGCTGAAGGGAGAGTTTAAGAGCTACTGGTCGGAAACGGCTTCCTATGAAGCAATCGTTCCCCTTATCAACATGAACTATGATGGGCTGAAAACGGCAATCATTGAAATGCTTTCCGGTGGGGAAGTTAAAGTAAACACGGCTACCTTCAAGAACGATACCGTTAATATCCAAAGCAAAGATGATGTTTTGACATATATGATCCATCTTGGCTACTTGGGATATGACCAGAACCGAAAAACAGCGTTCGTTCCGAATGAGGAAATCCGGCAGGAATTGACACTTGCGGTTGAAAGCAAGCATTGGAATGAGATGTTGCTGTTCCAGCAGGAGTCTGAGAAGTTGCTGGATGCGACATTGGATATGGATGGCGATGCAGTAGCCACTCAGGTTGAAAAAATCCATGATGACTATGTTTCTGCCATCCAGTACAACAATGAAAACTCCTTGAGCAGCGTCTTGGCGATTGCATACCTGAGCGCTATGCAATATTACTTTAAGCCGGTTCGAGAGCTGCCCACAGGCAGGGGCTTCGCAGACTTCGTTTTCGTACCAAAACCGGAGTACCGAAATGACTATCCGGCGCTTGTTGTGGAGTTGAAGTGGAACCAAACGGCGGAGACTGCGATGCAGCAGATTAAGGAAAAGAAATATCCGGATTCGCTGCGTGGCTATACAGGAAATCTTCTCTTGGTAGCTATCAACTATGACAAGAAAACGAAGAAACATCAGTGCCTTATTGAAAAAGTAGTATAAAGATCATGCCGTGGAAGGAACCTTCTTCCACGGCTTTTCTATACCATGATTGAGTCATTGACTTGTACATTTTGAAAATACTGAATGCAGTATTATACTGATGGGGAAGGAGGGAAAACCGATGCAATATGATAAAGCAGACCAGCAAAACTGCCCGCGCAGAGTCGTGTTCTATGGGCGCGTGTCCACGGAACTTGAGGCGCAAATATCAGCACTGAAAAATCAAATGAACTGGTATCTGGAGCTGGCAGAACATCATCCGAATTGGACGGTGGTTGGGCAATACGCCGATGAAGGAATCTCAGGTACTGGCATGAAAACCCGACCTTCTTTTATGAAGATGCTGCGAGATGCCCGGAAAAAGAAGTTTGACCTAATCGTGACCCGCGAGGTTTCCCGTTTTGCCCGAAACACGGTGGATACTTTGGTTACGACCCGTGAGCTGAAACAGTACGGCGTTGAAGTGTACTTCGTCAATGATGACATCTGGACGATGCGTGGCGATGGAGAAGTTCGCCTGACCATTATGGCAAGCCTTGCGCAAGATGAAAGCCGTAAAATGAGTGAACGCACCAAGGCGGGCATTCAGACGTCACAGAAAAAAGGCACCTATGTTGCGGGACCGACACCGTTTGGATATAAGCGTGATAAAAAGGCTCATACGCTTGTGGTGCAGGAAAGTCAGGCAGAGACTGTCAGAAAAATTTTTGCTTGGTATGCTGATGGCATAAATGGCACCGAGATAGCCCAGACACTAACGCAAGAAGGCGCACCGAATAAATCCGGAATGCCACAATGGAGCGCGCGTCAGGTTCTCTCAATCACCAAGAATACGATTTATAAAGGGTATTTGACATACAACAAATCGCATATTGATGATTTCCTCAGCCATAAAAGCATCAAGAACAGCGAACAGGATTACATTCTGGTGAAAGGCAGTTTTGAGCCAATCATTTCAGAGGAACTATGGGATAAATGTCAGCGCCGCAGACATGCATGGCAGTCGTACAAAGACGGCAATATAACGCAGGCTTACTTGTATGGAAAGAGCGAACACGCCGACAAATGGGCTTGCCGCCTGTTTTGTGGCTGCGGAGCCAGAATGCGGGCGTTCCGCGCAGAGAAAGGCATTGTTCGATATATCTGTTATCAGCGGTCGCTGAGGAATGTAGCCCCCAAATGCAGCGCCCCCAATGTGCAAGCATGGAAGCTCGAATTGATGGCGCGAGAAATTTACAAAAACGTTTGGCAGGATCACCGGCAGGATATTTTAGAAGAATACCAGCAGGAACAAGAAAACGGAGCTGCCAATAGTGAAAAGGTAGAGGAAGCACTCAGCTGGCAAGAGTCGTTCCCAAACGATGAAATCAGCCGGGAATTTCTGGACAGATTTGTGCTGAGAATCTTATCCATCGATGGACAGAAATTCATCTGGGAACTAAATCTATTTCAAGAGTCATGCACTGTTCAATGTAATGTGCGCGGAACGTACAATTACCATTCGATTTCGGCGGAAAAAATCATGCCGGGAAAAACAAAAGCGAAGAAAGGGGATGGGGCCGTCAATAGGATACTTGAGGATGCAAACAGTACGCGCTTTTGGGTACATACCTATGATGACGACCCAATAAGCAGGCTGCTATCAAGAACCCCCGCAAGTAAGAGTTCTGTCATTCACCATTGGATTTGATGAAGCACAAACCTTCTATAAATCCCATGGATACGGCATAAAACCGTCAAAATGGCATGATTTGACCGTGGAGGTTTATATCTAATCGCCAAAACCCCCGTACATTCCCAATTGGGCAATGTGCGGGGGTTTTTTATTGTTATTTTGGGCTGTTTGTACAAATCTAAACGGGAACGCAAAAATGTATTCTGATTTCAAAAATACATTTTGTCCATGCTCGCTGCTATTTTCACAGCAGCCAGTTCCGTAATTTTGGACGAATTCAGCTTTCAGTAAAGGGGGCCATTATGGGACGAGACGATCAAAGGCAAGCAGTAAAAAACATTCCCTTGGAACAACTGAAGCCATTTAAGAATCATCCCTTTCAGGTACGAGACGATGAGGAATTTCGGCGTCTTGTTGAGAGCATTGAAATTCACGGTGTAATTCATCCAGCGGTGGCTCGCCAGATTGGTGAGGAATGCTATGAACTAATTTCTGGTCATCGACGCAAAGCGGCTTGTGAAGTATTGGGTTACTCTGAGATGCCTGTTTTAGTCCGGTCTATGACGGATGATGAGGCAGTTGTAAACATGGTAGATGCAAACCTTCAGCGTGAGACGATTCTCCCAAGTGAAAGAGCCTTTGCATACAAAATGAAGTTGGCAGCTATGAGCCATCAGGGGCGTAAAGGATTTACTTCCGCCCAACTTGGGCGGAAGTGTGTCGGAAAAGAATCCAGAGAGTTAATTGCTGAACAAGTCGGTCAAAGTCGCAACCAAATTTCTCGCTATATCCGTCTTACTGAATTGATACCAGAAATTCTTGAAATGGTTGATAATAGAAAAATCGCATTGAATCCAGCAGTATCCATTTCCTACTTGGACAAGAAGCAACAAAAGCTACTATATAAGGTGATGGTAGCACTAAAAGCAACCCCATCTATTTCTCAGGCAAAAGCCATCCGAGAAAAGGCCAGTGAATCAGACTTCACAGAAGATTACTTGGTTTCTATCTTATCGGAAAAGAAACCAAACCAGAGAGAGCCGATGATTGTTGAAGAAGAAGAAATCAAGCAGTATTTCCCCTCGCATTACAATAGTGAACAGATGCACAACACGATTTTACTGTTGATTAGGAATTGGAGTAAAAAGCGTGGCTACACACAATAAAAGGTCATTATACCTTGTCACAACAGGGAGCAGAAAATTTTTCTGCTCCTTTTTTTATTTTTTGCGCAACAAACGGCCTCTACCGTGGCCTACAAGTGAGAGTTACATCTCATGGACCTTGAAAATTCAGAAGAACATCAGGTACAACCGTCCCTCGGAGAGCCACTACGGTGATACGCCATGACGCCTACGGGTCGAGCGACTTCCCTATCGCCGGTAAAGAGCTTGATAACTTGAGGCCACGATCCAGGGGCAGGGGGAAAACTTACACTCAGCCACAGTCCGAGCGTTAAAAGCGTCGCAGGCAATGGGAGTGTCCGGTACAGAACCGTGATAAATGAATCCTAAATCAAAAGGATGCCGAAATGTTCTTGATTTTAAGAAAACCCAAGGGGGTAGTTTACCCTCTTTATATTCCATCTTCTGTTCAAGACACAGGAGGAAACTGAAATGAACACACAAATTATCGCCATCGCCAACCAGAAAGGCGGCGTTGGCAAGACAACCACCTGCGCAAACCTGGGTATCGGGCTGGCACAGGCCGGGAAGAAAGTGCTGCTGATCGATGGGGACCCGCAAGGAAGTCTGACCATCAGCCTGGGCCACCACCAGCCGGACAAGCTACCCTTTACCCTGTCCGACGCGATGGGCCGTATCCTGATGGACGAGCCGCTGCGCCCCGGCGAGGGTATCCTGCATCACCCGGAGGGCGTTGACCTGATGCCCGCTGACATCCAGCTCTCCGGCATGGAGGTCTCTCTGGTGAACGCCATGAGCCGAGAGACAATCCTGCGGCAGTATCTGGACACCCTCAAGGGACAGTATTCCCATATCCTGATTGACTGTCAGCCCTCCTTGGGGATGCTTACGATCAATGCGTTGGCTGCTGCCAACAGGGTAATAATCCCCGTCCAGGCGGAGTATCTGCCCGCCAAGGGCTTGGAACAGCTGCTCCAGACGGTCAATAAGGTGAAACGGCAGATCAACCCCAAGCTCCAGATCGACGGTATCCTGCTGACGATGGTGGACAACCGCACCAACTTTGCCAAGGAGATTGCGGCTCTGCTGCGAGAAACCTACGGCAGCAAAATCAAAGTGTTCGGAACTGAGATTCCCCATTCCGTCCGGGCAAAGGAAATCAGTGCCGAGGGCAAGAGTATTTTTGCCCATGACCCCAAGGGCAAAGTGGCCGAGGGTTACAAGAATCTGACCCAGGAGGTGATGAAACTTGAAAAGCAGCGCGAAAAAAGTAGAGCTTGCTCCATACGATGACTTGTTTTCCACCGAAGAAAGCCGCCAAGATGCCAAGCTGGAGAAGGTACGGGAAATCCCGCTGTCTGAACTGCATCCTTTCAAGAACCATCCCTTCAAAGTCAAGGATGACGAAGCCATGATGGAGACCGCCAACAGTGTTCGGCAGTACGGTGTTCTGGTTCCGGCGATTGCTCGCCCGGACCCGGAGGGTGGCTATGAGCTGGTAGCCGGTCACAGGCGGCACCGGGCCAGTGAACTGGCCGAGAAAGAAACCATGCCGGTCATTGTCCGCGACCTGGACGATGATGCCGCCACCATCATCATGGTGGACAGCAACTTGCAGCGGGAAAGCCTGCTTCCCAGCGAGAGAGCCTTTGCCTACAAGATGAAGCTAGAGGCTATGAAGCACCAAGGGGAACGGTCCGATTTAACTTGTGCCCAAGTTGGGCACAAGTCGGATGGAAAGAGGTCACGGGATATTTTGGCCGAGCAAGTTGGTCAGAGCCGAAATCAAATTCAACGCTATATCCGCCTGACAGAACTGATTCCCGAACTGCTGGATATGATTGATGAACGGAAAATCGCACTCAATCCAGCTTATGAGCTGTCTTTCCTCAAAAAAGAGGAACAGCGGGATTTGCTGGACGCGATGGACAGCGAACAGTCTACCCCCTCTCTTTCCCAGGCCCAGCGGCTCAAGAGATACAGCCAGGAGGGACATCTGACCCTCGATATGATGCGCGTCATCATGGGCGAGGAAAAGAAAAGCGATCTGGACCGGGTGACTTTCACCTCCGACACCCTGCGGAAGTATTTTCCCAAGAGTTACACGCCCCAGCGGATGCAGGAAACCATTATCAAGCTGCTGGAGGCGTGGCAGAAGAAGCGCCAGAGAGACCAGGAACGATGAAAGGAGCCGCCTATGAGGGATATTTCAGCCCGTGAGCTGAAAGGGCACAACATTCTTGCCGTAGAGCGTTTTCAGGATAACACCCGCTGGATGATCGAGTTTTCCGTTCAGCGTCCCAGTTCTTACGGTAGCCCCGGTGATGAAATGCGGCTGTTTCTCACAGAGGACGGGTATCAGGCCGCTCTCCTGAGTCAGCAGCGCCGGGAAATCAAAATCAAGCGGTATGCCCATGTGATCGAGGGCCATGTCCTCGACTTCAAACCTAAAAGAAAGCATCACCCTTGATATGTTGTATGTTGGAAGAAATAGACCATTGCGAGATTGGGGGATATATATGCACACAGTTGAAGATTTGGAAAACACACTGAAGGATATCTTTATAACTACTAAATCGACTTACAACCAGCAAGTCGAACTGGAAAACCTTTTGGAAGAAGTTGATCCGCGGTCTCTTATTCGTACCATCTGGGAAAACTCCGAGACCATATACTCTTTTCGCACTGAAAAAAACAGAGAGCAGTGCATGGAGTATTGCGAATCAGAGCTTTTCAAGAAGTGGGTAACGCTTCTATATTCTGAAAATGGTTCCGGTAGCCCAATTGATGCTCAAACTATAAATCTATGGCTATTACATGATGCCGGATTTCTTGTCACCGCTGATTTTTATCTCGCCTTGGATGGCAATGAGTATGTTACAGAGTGTCGCCTCTACAAAGGGGTCAATTGGGAATACAGTGAAGTCAGTTCGCAGTTAGATGCATTGATTGCCGATCTCGACAAAACGGTCAGAGGCGTTTCAGTGGATGATGTGTTTTATGACCTGTAACACGATGAAACACGAACGGCAAGGCAGGTGATATAGCATGGCTGTTTTTCGTGTGGAACGCACAGGTGATTACACCGTCATGAGTAACTTCCATCTGAAAGACAAACGGTTGTCGTTGAAGGCGAAAGGACTGCTCTCTCAGATGCTGTCTTTGCCGGACGATTGGGACTACACCTTATCTGGTCTTTGTTTTATCAACCGGGAAAGCAAAGATGCCATTCGTTCTGCAATCAACGAACTGGAACGTGCGGGGTATATCCGACGCAAGCAGACTATAGATGCCACCGGAAAATTTGGGGCCAATGAATATAGCATCTATGAGCGCCCCATTACAGATGTTCCGTCATTGGAAAATCCGACAACGGAAAAACCGATAACGAAGAAACCGTTGCCGGAAAATCCGACACAATTAAATACTAAGAAATCAAGTACCCAAAAACAAAATACTCATAGAGCAAGGACCGATTCCATTCCCTTCCGGGAACCAGCGGCGGCAAGACCGCCGGAACGGAAAGGAAGGGATGCAATGTCGGTAGAAGAAATGCAGGATTATCGGAATTTGATTTTGGAGAACATCGAGTATGACCACCTGTGCAGGGAGTTTTCGACTTATCGGGAGGATCTGGATGAGATCGTGGAGCTGATTGTTGAAACGGTCTGCGCCAAGCGGAAAACCACCCGGATTGCTGGCAGCGACTTTCCTCATGAGGTGGTCCGCTCCCGGTTTTTGAAGCTGGACTGCTCCCACCTCGAGTTTGTAATGGAGTGCCTACGAAACAACACCACCGAAATCCGTAACATGAAGCAATATCTACTTACGGTGCTGTTTAATGCACCGACCACGATCAGCAACCATTACACCGCACAAGTCAACCACGATATGTACGCAGGCGGCTGTTAAACAGCCGCTTTTCTGCTGCCCGAAAACACCGGGAGAAAGGATTTTGCCATGAAACGCCCCCTTGCTTACATTACGGCTCCCTGGAGCAACAGTCAGTATGAGAACGCCGAGCACGCTGCGGCCTACTGCCGTCAGGTGTACGACGCCGGGTATTCGCCCATCTGCCCAGTACTGTTCCTGCCCGCCTTCCTCAAGGACGAGATTCCCCAGGAACACAAGGACGGGCTGGATATGGCGCGGGACTACCTGCGCCGGTCCCATGTGCTGGTGGTCTGCGGCCACGGTATCGACGAGACCGTGAAAAATGACATTGCCACCGCCGAGCGCCTGCGGATCACCGCCACCACACTGGACGGTATCCTGACCGTGAAGTGCCAGGGGCGCGGGAAAGGAAGTGCACACCATGCCTGAGCGTAAAACCGTGGGGCAGCTGATGGAGGAAATGCGCCTCAAGGCCGGGGCACAGAACTACCACGGGCACGAGTACATGGATTTGCAGCGGTTTGCTGAGGACACCCGGCACATGATTATCTTCGATGTGCTGACCTACGATTCCCCGGTGGGCTGGAAGGGCGAACGGACCCGTCTGTTTCTGACGGAGGCCGGATACCAGAAAAGCCTGGAGAGCCAGGAAAAAGGCCACATCAAGATTCTCAGCCATGCCAAGGTCCGGCAGGGCCACCTGTACTATGATCGTTCCGACCAACTGCGCTGAAAGGAGGTTCCAATCGTGAAATATCTGCTGCGGCGGCTGGTGGTCCCGCCCTAGTATCAAGCGCCACCCCTGCAAAACCCGGAGAAAGGAGGCGATGACCCATGCAGGAGGAAGTGGAAAACAGAACTTTGACGCTGGTAGTCAGCGGCACAAAGCTCACCGGGCGGCTGTTTAAGGCCGCTATTGCCAAGTACATGGCTTACCGCAAGGAAAAGAAGCTGCAAAAGCAAAGAAGCCGGGACGCTCCCGTGATTCCGCACGGTAAGCAGACCGTGAAGCAGCTGATCGGCCAGAACCAGGGCGTATCCAACATCGAGATCACCGACCCCTCCATCAAGGAGTTTGAGAAGATTGCCCGGAAGTACGGTGTGGACTATGCGGTGAAAAAAGACCGCAGCAGCTCTCCGCCCAAGTATCTGATTTTCTTCAAAGGGCGGGATGCGGATGCTCTGACCGCTGCCTTTACCGAATACACCAGCAAAAAGGTGAAAAAGGCACAGAAAACGGAACGCCCGTCTGTATTGGCGAAACTGAGCAAGTTCAAGGAACTGCTTCAGAACACTGTCATGGACCGGCACAAGCGGAAGGAGCTGGAACGATGAAAAAACAGTTGGACATCAAAAAGCTCATTCTGCTGAACCTGCCCTATCTCCTTATGGGGCTGTTCGCTACCAATTTTGGAGAAGGCTGGCGAATGGCCACAGGTACGGACGCTTCGGCAAAAATGCTCTCGTTCTTTTCCACGCTGCCGGTGGCGCTGGCCAGCTGGTGGCCCAGCCTACACCCGCTGGACCTGCTGGTGGGCCTGTGCTGCGGCGCTGGCCTGCGGTTGGCCGTCTACCTCAAAAGCAAGAACGCCAAAAAGTACCGGCATGGCATGGAGTACGGCTCTGCCCGCTGGAGTGCATAATTTTAAGTGTAAATGACACATACATGGACGCACAGGAGGTTATGCACATGACTGATTATAGCAAAATTACAGCCCTTTACTCCCGCCTTTCCGTGGGCGACGAGGACAGGGACGGCGGCGAGAGCAACAGCATACAGAACCAAAAAATATTTTTGGAGAACTATGCCAGAGGGCAGCACCTGACCAATATCCGGCACTACATCGACGATGACGAAAGCGGCAGGTTTTTTGACCGTTCCGCCTACTCCCGCATGATGGACGATGTGGAAAACGGGAAAATCGGTGTCTGCATTATGAAAGACCTTACCCGCTGGGGGCGCGACTATCTCCAAGTCGGCAACGCGATGGAGATATTCAGACGGAACAATGTGCGCTTTATCGCGGTCAACAACGGCATTGACAGCGAGAAACCCGACACATTGGAGTTTGCGCCCTTTATCAATATCATGTCGGAGTGGTATGCAAAGGACATCAGCAAGAAAGTGAAAACGGGCATTAAGACCAAAGGCATGAGTGGAAAGCCGATTGTCACCGAAGCCCCTTACGGCTATGTCAAAGACCCGGACAACAAGGATTTTTGGGTAATCGACGAGGAAGCCGCCGAGGTTGTCCGCTTGATTTTCCGTCTGTTTATCGGCGGGAAGAACCGCAATCAAATCGCCGTATATCTGACACAGGAGCAAATCCCAACCCCCACTTTCTACATGAAAGACCAGGGGCGGGGAACCTGTAAAAATAAGACGCTCAACGAGGATAACCGCTGCAAGTGGAACAAAGCCACCTTGACCAATATCCTCACACGGCAGGAGTATTGCGGCGATGTAGTCAACTTCAAGACTACAAAGCATTTCCGGGATAAACATAACCACTATGTAGACCGGAGCCAGTGGCACATCACAGAAAATGTGCATGAGCCGATTATCAGCCGTAGCGATTTTGAAACCGTACAGCGGATTTTGGAAAACGCACCCGTCAGACGCCCCAACGGGGACGGGGAAATCCACCCTCTGTCCGGCTTACTTTTCTGTAAGGAATGCGGCGCAAAAATGCACATTCGTATTGATTACCGGAACGGCGGCAAGCGGCACGTTGCTTTTTGCAGCGAGTACCACAAGGGAAAAGCCAAGAACCCCAAATGCCATTCCCCGCACATCATGGACGCGGACTTGCTCATGCAGACCATCGCGGAAGTGCTGAAGAAAATCGAGGACTATTCTATCAGCAA